AACAAGCAGTTGAATCTACAGCTATCGCAGGAACAGTAGATAGAATTGTTATTACAGAAGGTGGTCAAGACTACATCAATAATGATGTTGTTGTTAATATACTAGGAGATGGTACCGGAGCAACAGCAAGTGCTACAGTAAATGCCGCGGGTTCTATTGTCTCTATAGATATTACTGCTACTGGAAGTGGCTATACTTTTGCTGTGATTGAACTTGAGCAAACAACAGGTACAGGCACCGGCGCGGTGCTTAGACCCGTTATTAGTCCATATGAAGGGCACGGGGGCAATCCACCCAAAGAATTGTTTGCTACTAATTTAGGTATTACTACAACATTTACAAGCACAGATAACGACATTATTGTAGGTAACGAATTCAGGCAAATTGGCTTGGTGAAAAATATTACTACATACGATGAGACTGCTATTTACACAGAAACAATTGGTACACCTTGTTATGTTATCACTGTATCCAATCCTGGGGATTACAATCTAGATGACATTATAACGGTGAATTCCGGGGGTCAGTTTAGAGTAATTCAAAAAATTGATAGTGATAACGATGATGTAATCGATACTGTGTATTTGCAAGAAATATATCCAGGAATTTCACTGAGTTCCGTGTTGAATAACTTAAACACAGGCACTACCGGAATGACTATAAATAGTTTGACAGAACCAGAAATCTCTGCACATACAGGTGATGTTATGTACATCGATAACAGAAAACCTATAACAAGAGATCAAGACCAAGTAGAAACTGTTAAAGTAATTTTAAATTTTTAAGGCAAAGAAAAAATGGCATTGAATCTAAACACCGGTCCGTACTATGATGATTTTGACGCGGATAAGAATTTTAATAGAATTCTTTTTAAGCCAGGGTATGCTGTACAGGCTAGAGAATTAACTCAGCTACAGACTATCCTTCAGAATCAACTATCAAGATTTGGTGAGCATATCTTTGTTGATGGCGCTCCTGTTCTTGGCTGCAAAGAAGTCAGAAGAAATTATCACTTTGTAAAAATAAATGATGCTGACAATGGTGGCGCATCTATTTCTAATGACAATCTAGCAACTTATGTGGGTGATACGGTTACTGGTGGAACAACAGGAATTGTTGCTACCATTCAAAAAGTTAAATCTGGTTCAGATAGTGAGACAGTTGACAAGAAAACCCTTTACATTGAATACACACAGGGTTCTACCACAACTGAAGAAACAAGATTTACAGCAGGAGAGGTTCTTACTGTAACTAGCACCGATTCTGGTAGAAACGGCGATACTTTTGTTGTAGACACACAAACAAGTCTTGATAAATCAAAGCACTATAGAGGGCAGTCGGTAGATTATTCAATTGACGACGGATTGATTTATTTCAAGGGCAAGTTTATTGAACACGCAAACCAAACAATTGCAGTCATGCCTTTTGGTAACTTTAAAGACTGTTATGTGGGCGTTCTCATAAAAGAAGATATTATTACTTCTGATGATGACTCTACTTTGCTTGACCCTGCTACGGGAACTTTTAACTTCAATGCACCAGGTGCTGACAGATATAAAGTATACACTGAAATAGCTGTCAGAGAATTCGATGATGACCTTGAAGACAATTTTGTAAGTTTGTTTACTATCATTGATGGTAAAAAATCTACTTCGGTTGTTGATAAAGATTTAGACTTGTATAGTAAAATTGGCGATAGAATTGCCGAAAGAACTTTCCTAGAAAGTGGAAACTATTCAATTAAAGAATTTAAGATTAATATCCGAGAACATCTTTTAGATGTGGATGACGATAACGGTGGATTAAAGACAGCGGACCAAGGAGGCGATGCTAATTATCTTGCTGTGGGTGTTGCTGATGGAAGAGGCATCGTTAACGGAAGATTGCGAGAAATTGAAGCCCCTAGTTATATAAAAGTAAGAAAGGGTAATGACTATAAGTTACAGGAAGGAATTACAACTTCTACAACTTATGGTAACTATATTCGCATTAATAATGTAGCAGGCGAGTGGGATGTTAGTGGTACTTCTCAGGTTGTATTTGGTTCATCTGAACTTAATGCTCACATGTCAACTACAGGTATTCTTTCTGTAACTTCAATATCCGGTGCAGAGTCATTACGAGTACTCGGCGTTTATATAATCAGCCCTGGTGCTTACACAACTAGTGGTGCTGGAACAGATGCAAAGTTTTTGATCCGTGTTGATGAAAACGGCGCGGCTACAGTAGAGATTATCGAAGGCGGCACTGGATTTATTGCAACTGAAACGATCACAATTCCTGATGCTAGACTGGGTAATGGCGGTGCGCCTGCTTTAACATTTATTGTTGATGCATTGGGAACATCAAGAAGTAGCACATTTGGTGCAGTAGCGGCTCCGGCAAGCCCTGTAGGAACTGCTAGAGTAAGACATGTTGCGAGAGAAAGTGGTGATCCTGGGTCACCTAGTGCAGTATACAGACTGTATCTTTACGATATTCGTATGGGTTCCTCTGCTTTATCAGATATTCGTTCCGTTCACTTTACATCGGACACAACAAATTTTAACGGCTCTGGTGATGTTCTTATTGATAATAGAGTAGGTTCTCCAATTCTATTTAATCAAGCAAGAAATCAAATGGTTTTCAAAATGCCTGCTAAGGCGATGAAGACTATTGGAGTTGATCCCATTAACACATATGATAACTCTTTTACATATCAAGAAGAGTTTGATGCGACATTTACAACAACAGGCACCACTACAATTAGTGTGAGTGGAACCAAGTCTTTCCCATATTCTACAACTCCTTCTCAGACACAGTTGGATGATGAATGGATTATGATTTTCAAAGAAGCCGTCACTGTTGATGGTACATCATATGCGGCTGGACAGATTTTTGATTTACAGGAATCTCACTTTACAAGTGCTGGTCCTACTTCAATGCAATTTGATATAGGTACGATATTATCTAATACAGCAGATGTAAAATTTTATGTTAAGGTAAAACAAACAGATACGACACCGGTTCCTCTAAATGCACTTAAATCTAGATTTGTTAAAATTGACACAGCAACACACCCTGAAGGAAATTCAGGTCCATGGAATTTAGGTCTTTGTAATGTTTATAAAATTGTAGGTGTATATGTCGGCGATACTTATGACAACACTACTACTAACTACAAAGACTTGTTCATTCATGGTAATGGACAAACAGATAACTATTATGGTCACTCTAAATTAATAAAAAGAGGCAGCCTAGATGTAACGAATAAGAAGATTCTAGTAGAATTGCACTACTTGGATCCTAACTATGCTGGGAGTCAATCTACTTATTTCTGTGTTGATTCATACCCGGCAGATGAACTGACTGCCGCTAATCCTAGCTTTTACACATATGAAATTCCCTTGCACTTGAAAGAAGGATCTGTTCTATATGATTTGCGAGACTGCATTGATTTTAGACCTTATATTGTAAATACAGCAAGCGATGCTACAACAATTGGAACGGCTACTGAAAACCCAACTGCTAATTTCAATTTTAGAACTATTAGTGGCGGGTATCAATTCCCGATGCCCAGAGAATCTTATGTTACTGACGGTGAATATTGGTTAGGAAGAGTTGATACAATTGTCTTACAGGACAGCGGAAAGGTTCTTAACATTGAGGGTAAACCGAACAACAATCCGGTTCCCCCATTAAAGCCGCCAAAGTGTATGGCTCTTGCAGATATTTACATTCCTGCTTATCCTTCTATTCCTAATCTTCTAGCAGAACAGTATGGAAGAGAGGATCTTCAAGTAAAACTTGATGTTAAGCAGAATAGAAGATATACAATGCAAGACATTGCTTCTATTGAGAAAAGAATTCAAAGACTGGAGTATTACTCTTCTTTGAACTTTATAAAAACTGCTACTGCTAATAAAAACATCACAGACGCAAATGGTCTTGACAGATTTAAAAATGGATTTTTTGTTGATACATTCAACAATACAGACCTAATGCAGGTATCTGATGCTGATTTAGATTTTGGTATAGACGAACAATATTTTGAAGGCGGTCCTAGAGTAACTAATACTCATGTTGAACTTCAGTATAACAGTGCGGCTTCTACCAACACCGTAAAAACAGGTAATCTTGTTACACTCCCATATACGACAGAATTGTTTTCTGAGAATCGTTTTGCATCGAAGCCGAGAAATCTTGTTGGAGATTTGCTGTTCGACTACACAGGTAAAGCAAATGCATATCCCCCATCTGTTACTAGATGGAATCAGAGCGGAAACACTGCACAAAATACTATTGTTCAAACTGGTTCAGCAGAAGCCCTCAGAAATGCGTTTACTAACTTAGGCAATTCGGGTGTTACACGAAGCAATGTTATAATGGGAACTCCTGTTCCTACTACGCAAACTACTACTTCCAGTGCAACTAGTACAACAACATTTGTTGATAAAGGTGCATTTGAAGAAACAATAATACCGGATTCAACAGAGGTAGATGCTAATGGTAATCCTTTATTGAATGAAGAAGGTGAAATCATTGGAGATACCATTAGGAACACTGCTGATATTGAATACACCAGCACTTCAGTAGCGGTTACTACATCTAACTTAACTGTATCTAATGCTACACTTACACAAGTCAATGAAGTCCTTAATGTAAATACTTCAGGTAATTTGGGAAATAGATTTGAAGGTAGCTTTGATTATGTAAATGGCATTGCTTTCAACAGCTATATTCCTCAGTTGAGATTTAGAGTTGATTGTAGAAACTTAAAGCCGAGTACAAGATTTTATGTGTTCTTTGATGGCGGCGACCCCGGAGATAGAATAACCGGTTCTACCAACTTGTCTGGTAGTACTGTTGCGAGAGTCAGAAAAGTAAAAACTTCTTATTGGGATGGGCTGTCTACAACTACAAAGATGAACAGCAATGCCTCAATACAAGGATTTGGTACTGACGAAAATGGACAAAGTTGTGACTGGAGTAGAAGCTCTGCAAATGATTATGTCGTATCTGACCCAGATGGCTCGTTAATCTTAGACATATATGTACCTTCAGGAAGATATCTTCTAGGAAACAAAATGATTATTGTTTCAGACGATATCGAAAACAGAGAAGGGTTTGTAACTTCTTCTTGTAATACTGTATTCTCTCAGTTTATTTCTGGTAATTACACAAAAGAAAATACAAGTTTATTTACGCAAAGACCTAATGTAACGATGAATTTTGTTAATAACGGATCAAGAACTATTGGTTCCGTTACAACAGGGGTTTCGTTACAACAGTCCACAGCGGTAACTACAAGCACATCTCAAAGAAATATTAACGAGGGCTTTACGATTCTTGAGGGTGCTGGAGAAACTCCTTTACCCCCGCCGGATCAACCGTCAGCGGAAGAGAATCCGGTCAATAACTCAGTCTCGCCGGTAGTGGATAATCCGGCGGTCGATATTCCCAACGACTTTCAAATAGAATGGGAAGATTTCGACTGGAATTGGTTCGGCGGCGCTGGTTGGGCCGATCCCATCGCTCAAACATTTTTTGTGAATAACGGTCATGGGGCTTTCATAACTGATATTGATATATTCTTTAGAACTAAGTCAAGCACGAATAATATCACATTAGAACTTCGCAATGTGGTTAATGGATACCCTGGTTCTGATGTTATTCCTTATGGAGAGGTTGTACTGACACCTTCTCAAGTATCTATTTCAGAAGATGCTACTAGTGCAACTAAGTTTACATTCCCGTCACCGGTGTTCTTGTCTCCTGAACAAGAATATTGTTTTGTACTAAAACCTCAAGCAAATGACCCAGGTTACAATATTTGGGTATCTGAGTTAGGACAAAGTAAATTAGGAACTACACAAAGAATTCAGGCAGGCGATTCTGTGGCAGGAGTCTTGTTTACTTCTTCAAATGATCGATCTTGGAGTCCTAAGCAGGCAGAAGATGTCAAGTATGTTATTAATAGAGCTAAGTTTTCTCCAGTTGGAGGTACCGCGATACTTAATAATGAAGATACCGATTACTGGAGCATGACAAACTTTACTAACGGTTTCTTCTCTGCCATCGATGAACTTCACTCTTTTGATGTCACTCTAGCAGGAGGGGGCTCTGGTTATGCAGTAAGTGATGTTATTACTCTGAACTCTTTTGGAAATGGCACTGGATTGACAATTATTGTCGATGCCGTATCTTCTGGTGCAATTACGGACTTTAGTATTGGAGATATGGGTAGCGGTTACACTGAGGATCCTTCAGGTGCAGTAGCACAGTCAAGCACAACTGGCTCTGGTAGTGGTGCTACATTTACTATTGTTGTAAAAAATGCTAGTGTAAATGAATTCCTAAACAGACAGACTGAGTGTGAAGTTACTGTCACTAAGGGCACATTCTCAGCAGGTGATATTGTCGGTTCAGGAACTTCTCAGGCAGAAATTGTTTCTGTGGATAACAATGTCTACAACAAAGCAATTTATAACTTTACAACAATTGTTCATAATACAAGCAAACTGAACTTTAAATATTACCCAACTCAAAGCACAGGTGTTGCAGTGCCAGGAACAACAGCGGTTGATTTGCCTGAAACTGACTCAGCGATGGCTCCGAGCGAAAGTGCGATTTACTCATATTCTAATGAGAGCTCCACTTTTTCTGGGGCAAAATCTCTCAAGGTAGAAGTTGATTTTTACACGAATACTAATTATCTTTCTCCCGTTATTGATGTCACTAGGGCGGCGCTTAACCTTGATAAGCACATCATTAACGATGTTGTTACTAATGAAGAAGAAAGATATGGTGGAGATGCAGATTGTAAATATATTTCTAAAATTGTTCGTCTTAGCAAAGCAAACTTAGCAGAAGATTTGAGAGTTTATTTGGATCAACGAGTTCCAAATGATGCAGATGTAAAAGTGTATGCTAAGTTTAAAGCCGCAGAAGACGATGCTGATTTTAGAGAAGACTTGTATTGGGTGGAACTAGAAAGCAATAGAGAGAATCTAAAGAATCCTTCAGCATTTGTTGAAACTCTTTACACTCTACCCGAAAGAGGTTCAGATAATGTTGGTCTTGGGGGTGTCGCAGGAGATACTTTAGAGTATGTAGCAGACAGAGTTAGCTCAATATCAGTTACAGCAGGAGGCTCTGGTTATACAACGGCGCCAACGGTTCTGTTCTCTGGTGGAGGTGCTTGGAAGCCCGCAGAAGCTATTGCAAAAATTTCTGGTGGAGCTGTTGTTGATATTACAGTTACAGAACCGGGTAGAGGTTACACCAGTGCTCCTACAATCACTCTAAGTGGTGGCGGCGGCTCTGGTGCAACTGCAACGGCTGCGGTAAGCCAAATAACATTTAATCGCTTTAAGGATTTCGCTGTGAAGGTTGTGTTAATTACAGATAACACATGCAATGTTCCCGCAGTGAAAAATCTTAGAGCAATAGCGATGCAGGCTTAATTATGGATTCAGTAGAAAATTTAAAATATAAAGAAGTAGAGCCGGGGGTATTTGAAAATCAAGACCCCTCTGCGCTTGCTAAATATAGAAAACAAAAAAGGGCTTTCGGTAAGGTTGATGAAATTACGGATGATATAAATAGTTTGAAATCAGAGCTTACTGAAATTAAAAAAGCATTACAATTTTTAATCGAAAAGAACTAGGATAACTAAATGGCAACTTTAACTACAAGAGCTGGTAAAGGTAGTCCACTTACTAATACGGAAGTAGATACTAACTTTACCAACCTAAACACTGCAAAGTATGAAGCCTCTGATGATATTTCAGTAGGCGATTTGACTTTTACAGGCGATCTGGTTGCCGGGTTGGACGCTTCTGTTACGGCGGCTGGCACCACACAGGGCACCGGTACTGCTCTGACTAAAACTTATAATATTGTGCAGACAGCATCTGCCAACGAAGGCGTGGTTCTTCCTGACGCATCAACCGGTCTTAAAATCACAGTTTATAACTCTACATCAGCAGACATCAAAGTTTACCCTGCATCAAGCGAATCTATTGACGGCGGATCTTTGAATGCACCTATTGTGCTTAGACCTGATAATGTCTTTGAAGCAATCGCAGTAAGTGCAACTCAATGGCAAAGAACTCTTCCCGATTTAGACGACCTAGATGTCACAACGGTTACAACATCTGGTGATGCTACTATCGGTGGTCATATAAATTATGGTGTGACAGCCTCAGTAGGTACTGCTGGTTCAGATCAAGCTGGAGCAACACAACTCAGCGAAACATTGAGTGTAATCACAACAAACGCGGCAAGCACACAGGGCGTAAAACTTCCAACTGCACTTGCAGGAAGAACAGTAACAGTTTTCAATACAACAAGCACAGACTGTAAATTATATCCTGGTTCTTCTGATACAATTGATGGCGGAAGTGCTAATGTTCCTATTACTTTGCCCGCTAATACATCTTTCACACTTTCTTGTAAAGATGCTACAGATTGGAGAGTACACAGACCGTTAGCAGTATATGATTCTAGCGGTACACTAGTAAACTAATAAAAGGGTGATATTTAAATGGCAGGCCCATTAAAGATAAAAACAAGTGATATAACTTCAGGTAACATTTCGGGGTTGCAGGAACTTTCTACCGCAGAAAAAAAGGATTACACTGCAAACATTATCACCACTGAATTCGCTAGTAGTGTGGGAACGGCTTCTATTGAAGTTACTACAGGTTCTCTTACTTCTGGGTTCACCTCGATAGGTACATTTACAGACCGCACAAGAACTGAGGCTGTTGGTACACACCCAGCGGCTGGTGGATTGTCAACAACTGTTTATACATTTGGTGAAGACACTAGAGTAGCAACGGATAATAAAACTGCTACACCGCTAAGACTAAACTCTGACGGAGAGATAGTAGAATCAACGGATGCGGAAATTGATTCTGAAATTCTTGATGATGTAATTAATGCAATGATTACAGATGATGCGAATACGGCTGGTCAGTATTGGCTTTCTGCATCTGCTCCTGCAGGCGGTACATGGACCAGTCGAGGTCAAATTGATGACACTCAGACTGACGGAACTACTGTAACAAAGTATCTTTGGCAAAAAACTGCCGCAACAACAGTACCTGCTTCTGCTACAAATAGAACACTCACAAAATTTGACGGCGAGAGTGTTGCAGAATTTTCGGATACTGAACTACAAAGTCTTACCAACAGATTTAGAAACAGAGTAGTTGCGACAAACATTGGTCGCTATGAAGTTTCTACTTCAGCCCCTACATCTGGTGGTACTTGGCAACAAAGAGGTGAAACACTAACCGATCAGTTAAAAGATATTGTTAGTGTAGCATACGCAGGAAACTATACTGGTTCATACAGTGGTACATATTCTACTGCATTTGCAGGCGATTATACGGGTAATTATACTGGTTACTTCACTGGAAATTACACTGGTTATTACACTGGTGCATATGCAGGAAACTATACTGGCTCATATACATTATTTTACGGGGGCTCTATTGGGGGCTATTTCGACGGTACATATACTGGGTATTATGAAGGATCGTATGAAGGAACATATGCAGGATCGTATAGTACAGTATTTGCCGGAACCTACACTGGTTACTACACTGGTTTCTTTACTGGTGCATATTCAGGAACATATACTGGCTACTATGCTGGCGATACGGTTCAAGCAACTTCTTCTACACAGGAATCTAAAAAACTGTTTTTAAGAATCGCATAAATAACTTTATTATTATTAATTTGTGGAGTTTGTGATGGAGCAAGAAAAATATAGAAATCCAATTTGGCAGAACAAAGATAACAGGCATTTAGTCTGTGAAATTTTGCAACCCAATGGTGAATATGCAGTATGTCATGTGATTGCCGGACCCGAAGCAGAAGGCGGTGTCAATAAAGATTACGATGCTGTTATTGAGCAGTACGGCATTGATGGTCTCGATTCTTTGACAGAAGCACACAAAGAACAACAAAAGAAAAATCACGAAAGAAGAAAAGAACACGAAGAACAAAAGTTTCAAAGACACAAGCAAGAAGTCTTATTCAACATGAAACTTGAAGCCTTTGAAATCGAATCTGTAAAAAATTCTGAAAACAAAGAACTAAAGAAACTTATTCGCAAGGCTAAGTCACCCTTAGAAGTACAGGCGTACACAACAATTCTAATTCAAAAGGAATTAGATAAGAATGAATAAAGGCTACATATATGTAGCCTCAGTCAATAAAGCATATTACTACGCCGCAAAAAAATCCGCAGAATCTTTATTAGACTTTTATCCCGAGGCTAAGATAACTCTATTCACACATGACTTTTGGGTTGAGCCAGAAGACTATGAAATGTTTGACCAAGTTATCACTGAAGGCTGCCCTGAAAATATCAGAGCAAAGTTGTGGGCATTGTCAAAAACACCCTATGATGTTACAATGTATATAGATGCTGATACTGTTATTGAGCATGAAGACATTGCAATTGCTTTTGATTATATTGAAGAAAATGATATTTTGTTTACCCGTAATCGTCCATACAATGCTAAAATAACAAAACTGTCTGACACAGAAGAAATGATTTATCATTGCGGATTGTTCATATATAAAAGCAACCCACAAACTTTTAAGTTGATGGATGATTGGTATGACCAGTTTATGGAACAGAACAAACCTAATTGGGTATCAGATCCTTACCCTTGGGAAGTGAGAAAGTGGGATACATTCAGCATGTGGTACTTGCTAAATAAAACAGAACAGAATGTAAAAGTTGGAGAATTCCCACAGCCCGATGCGAGATGGAATTTTGTTTGGGGATATTTTGATAACGAATTGCAGGGAAGTGAAAGAGTGATTCTACATTATACTATACCTGACCGAGAACTTTTAAATAATGAAGATATTAGATTCAATTAATCCAGAACTTATTGAAATACTAGAACCATATATTGAGTGGTTTTTTCAACAGGACTACGAAAGTTTACCGACACATCAAAGAGGAAAAGATAAAGATCACAATCTTTATTCAGCATCCTCATATGATTACTTGAAGGAAGTAATGTCCAACGAGAGTCATATTGGCCCGCCCGAAGTATCAAGAGTCCGAGACTTGCAACTAGGTCCTGAAGTACCCAAGATTCATAAAGAAAAATCCGCTGTTATCAACGATGCTCTTGTAAAATTTCTTGGAGCAAAGTTTACAGCAGTACATGTCTTTTATCTGCCAGGTGATTATATGGGTTGGCACAATAATTGGGATTGTCCAGGATATAATATTTTGATAAACTATAATCCTAAAGGAAAAGGTTGGTTTAAATATTATGATTATGATAAAGACGAAATTGTTACTCTACACGATCCTAAAGGATGGTCTGCTAAAGTAGGTTACTACGGTGGTAAAGATGAAGACCCATCTCAACACTATTGGCATTGTGCTGGTTCAGAGTCTCCAAGACATACATTTGGAATGGTAATACCTAATAAAGATATGTGGGAGATGATGGTAGAAGATATAGGGGGTTAGATCAAACCATCTCTTTGACCGATAATCATATATCTGTCGTATTCTTTTTTGCCATCCCATGAGTAATAATGCTGTTTTCTTACACCTTCGTAATTAACTTCATCAAGTCCTACTTGCTCTTTCAATGCATCGATAGAATCAACACAGTTGATACCGTACATTTCTTCAACAACATTGCTATTCTGTAACGCATAGATGGCATGTGGATTCTTTGAGCGAAGTTCCTTCAGAGGATACATCTGTTCCGTTTGTATGCAAATCACGACATCAACTTCAATTTTACATAAGTTATCAAATTCAAACGGAATGTCTAGATTGTGATGTCTTGTTTTGATAAACTTTTCTTGCGCATAGTGTTTGTGGAAAATCTTAGACAACTCAATAGACTCTTCATCTAAATCAACCATGTGCAATTGCGCAATATCTAAGTTTTCACAAAGAAGAGGCACTATAGGAATTCCTAACCAAGAATTCAAAATAAGAATTCTTAGATTGCCTGTCTTTAGATAGTATTCATCTAAATAATTCTTCAACTCTTCAACAAGCCATATACTGGCTTCAACATTATTTTGTCCAAGAGAATCACGAAAGTCGGTAAGTTTATGAGGCATGCGTTTCTCAATAACATGCAAAGCCTCACCCCAGTTTTTGTAGTTGTTTAGAAAATTAGAATTTAGATTAGAATTTGACATCTTCACTTTTACCCATTGAATCAAAAATACAAATGTAAGGCATTTCTCTGAACACATGTTTCTCAATATCTTGAGGAAACAAATAGCCTTGATTAAAACTATATACCCAACCTATAGGAAACAGTTTTTGTTTGACAACCCTACGATTGTAAAAGAAATTATCAAGACCACGATAATACCATAAAATTTGTTTTTTGTATTTGTTAAAATAGTCCTTTATTGCTCTAGTGTCAAGAGTATCATTCCAACGCAACACACTAGAGTTTAAGTCTGTATATTTATGTGGTATGTGCCTAGTATTTTTATGTGAAGTATCTAAGTCATGCCACCATGTTTTTACAAAGCAAAGACAATCTTCTGGATCGAACTCTGCAATTACATCAATGTTTTTCTGAATGATAACATCCAAATCAAAAAACATTTTTTCTCCTTTCTGTGTGACAAGCAAATCGTCAAACAGATACATCTTATTCCACCATTTTTCTAAGCGGTTGTTTTCGGGAATAGGAATGATGTTCACTTCTTCAGAGATGCCTTCAGGATTTTCAGTGATACAATGAAACTGAAACTCGCAACTCAAGTGTTTCTTACAACTATCTAGGAGTTGATTTACATGAGAAGCAACATATTTTTCGCCCCACTTTACAGTGTAGATATTCATATATACAACCAATCCAATCCAAACTGTTTCCACTTACTATATCCTAAATCGAATAGTATGTTTTCTCCATTACCCCGCTCTAACGCTACAACAGGATGACATTTTTTTAAAGTATCTAACATACCTTTTAGAGCATGAGGCTCATGGCCCTCGATATCTAAATGTATTAAGTCAGGTTCAATTTCATAATCATCTAAGCGAACTTGCTTTATACTACCCTTATTAATGACTCTTGTTGCACCCGAATTAATAGGATCTACTTTTACTCCAACATAACATTCTTTGTCACCCAATGCGGCTTCATACATTGTAACATTAGTTTCAGTTATATTATTTTTAAGACATAAAAAATTATTAGGTTCAGGTTCAAATGTAATAACATGTTGTACATGTTTAGCGTATTGAGCAGTATATAAACCACAATTTCCGCCAGCCTGAACTACTGTGAATACTTTGCCAATAGTTTTAAGAATGTCTTCAGGTATTGTTGGATGATACTCAGTTAAATGTTTCCAGCAATGATAATCTTCTTTGGGCCAAAGCCATTCTCTTTCTTCAAATATTCTGACTTCGTTCATCGCTAATGCTCTAGCACCTTATTGATTCTTT